ATAATTATTCCTTAATTTGTGTTACTGTTACGCCTGACTTTTCCAAAAACGTAATACCACTAGTATCCCTATAAGCGTTCCGATATAAAACGCTACCAATACCACTTTGGTAGATAAGTTTGGCACAGTCCAAACATGGAGCATGGGTAATAAACATGCTAGCATCACGACCAGATTCATTTCTGTATCTTTCCTTTTCTATAACCTGCGGGCATTAAGTCTGTAGGCATAATCATCATATTGGTTACTCCGTTAGTTATCCACATTTTGCCTTTGCTTCGTTTATTAGGAAGTTGTGCAATACGCTGTAAGTGACCGGATTCTGCATTTCTATTACCTTGAGTTTTTCCGCCTTTTGATGCAGACTTTAATCGCTCAACTGGATCACCAAACGCTCCTTTTCCTCTTGCTATTGTAGTGGCGCCACCTGTTTTACCGGCTGCTACTACATCACCTAACTTTTGTATTCTTGTCATATGCCCGGATTCTTTATTACGACCGCCTTGTAGTTTTCCATTAGCAGATTGCATTTTAAATAAATCATCTGGATTCATTAAAGCAAACCCCCATCTCTCTCCAGAATGTTTTCTCTTTTTAGCAAGAGCAGTTCCGCCCAATGAGCAAACAAGTTTCTTAAACTTTGGATCTTGGCTCTTTCCAGATAGCATGTAGTAAGCACACAAATCTTCTTTTTTTCCGTACTGTTCATAAAGTTTAAGGTGTGCTTGCGAATGTTCTTCTACGGAAAGTTCTATCAGATTTGACGGATCGTCAGAACCGCCCATGTGTTTTGGAATAATGTGATGTTTGTGTTTCATAAAAGTGCCTCAGCATGTAGTACTTTTATTTATCCTCACTATCTACTTTTTCTATCGTTAAACCGCATTTGTTTAAAAAATCCAAACCGGCGGTGTCCCTATAATCAGTTTTATAGAATACTTGTTTAATTCCTGCCTGGAACATACCCTTAGCACAATCCATACAGGGTGCGTGAGTAATGAACATGGTTGCTCCGTCACCGCTTTCGTTAGACTTTGCTAACTTCATCAGAGCATTCATCTCTGCATGAAGCACCTCTGGTTTTGTTTTGAGTCTGTAACGGCCTTGCATTGTGTTGCCATCAGCATCTAAGTAAGTGCCTTCGAATGGCCAACCTTCTAGAATTTCTTCTGCACTTAACCAACCGCCAGCACTGCACCATTCTACATTTTCGCAATCGTTATCCCAACCAGCAGGCATACCGTTGTAGCCATAGCTGATCACAGTATCGTCTTTGACCACAACAGCACCAACCTGCAGCCGCTTGGCATGACTCAGTTCTGCAGTACGACTAGCCCAGTCCATGTATAACTTTAAAAACTTTTCTTTCATTCTATTTCTAACCATGTGTGATCGCCCATATATTTTACCTGTGCTTGATATTCATACCAATCAGGTGGCCCACTAGACCAATCATTAGGTCCAGTTATAGCCAACACCATTTTTTCCTTACGAGTGTTCCACACCAACCAATATACATTGCCCATTACTACTTGAAACTGATATTCAGCAGCATGTACTGCATCAGTAATATCTAATCTACGTTTAATCTGTTCTGCTTGTTTTTCTAATACAGTAACAAGTTCCATAATACGATCATACTCTTGCTGGGCATACATCCTAGCATGATTAATCATTAAGTCTTTTTGTTTAGTAACAGGAACTAGATCAAAGTTAGGACCACCCGCTTCTGTTGGATACGGAGTTACATTTCTATTAAAAAATGGAATAAGTGTTCCGCCAACATTAGCATCAAAACTATTACGACCTTTTACTAAGTTAGACTTCTTAGTCACCCTAGTCTTGCCAATTTAACTAGAGTAGCTGCTAAGTTAATCTCGGAGTCAATAACTAATGTATGATCTACTAGTCCCTGCTTAATAATGATAATAGCACTGTCTTGATTCTTCTCATCACCAAAGACTTCCAAGTTATCATATAACCAGCGATAGACTTCTTCCATCTCTTCAGCACGAATCTTGCCACATAGGAACTTACGTGCTTCTGTAATTTTGCCTGCTTTAAACATGCCTACCATCTCAAACTTCCAGTCAGATTCACCGCCATCTGCTTTGTTAGGCGATACCAATGTACCTTCAGTTGAATTTTGTTGTACTAACTGAATACACTTGCGTAAGTCTGGGTATGCAACTTTTACATACAAGTCTAATGTGTCAAGATCAAAATCAATATTTTCTTCTACAAGGATAGTAGCAACACGAGCAGTATACTCTATCATGTCAGTACGTTCTACGTGAAAACCTTGACACCGACTGTGCAGTGCTGGAATAATACGATTAGGATAGTTACAAGTTAGAATGAACCGTGAAGTACTGTGATACTCTTCCATAACACCACGTAACGCTGCTTGCGCATTAGGACTTAGATAATCAGCCTCATCCAGCAATACAACTTTAAACGGACCAAACGGAATCATTTGTACAAAGTTTGTGATCTTATCACGAACATCATCAACTGAGTTAGTACGTGACGCATTAATTTCTAGTAGATCAAAATCTTCAATGCCAATCTCGTTGATAAGAATCTTAGCTAATGTAGTCTTGCCAATACCAGCAGCGCCACTTAGCAACAGGTGAGGAATACTTTTATCTTTAATCCAAGTATTAATCTGATTGCGTTGGTGTCCATCACGGAATACATAACCGTCTACTGTCTTAGGTCTCCACTTTTCTACCCATAGTTCTTTCATTCTTTTGCCTTGTTAATAATTTGTGTTGTAATTGGACTTATACGATGATCAATCAGCGATAAGTCATGCAGTCGATCTGCACATTTTCTAACATCGGAACTTAGTGGTCCTGTGCCAATTGCGTCTTCTATAAGCCTTGCGACATTATGCAGTGTGATCACAGCATCAACTAAGTCAATGTCTCTCATATAATCTTACCAAGAAATTCGTAAATTAGTTGATCTACCTCGGCCGAATAGTCTTTGCCCATTCTTCGTTTAACCCAAATAGCTTCTAGAACTTCTTGAGCATTGATATTGCTATCTACAGGCAATGCGCCTCGCAACTCTAACTCTTCTAAAAGATCGTCGGTGTCAAAGTCGCCAATATCAACATCAACTTCAACCTCTGTGTAGACAGTTTTGTATACCATTATACTACTTCCTCTACAATACCGAGTACTTCTGCTGCAATGAGCAATGCGCCAGCAACAAAAAAGTCGCCTTTCATTAAGTAACCTCCGGCAATAATTCGCAGTACGCTTTTTGCACAGCTGACATAGAAATGCCCACGGCTAGTATCTTTAGGTTGTACTTTTAAAACTTTTTCTGGAATAGGCATATTATTTTTCTCTTTATGATACACGTTTTATAAATTTTAGTGTTTTAAAAATTATCTTTGTTATAAATGCTAGTCTCAAATCCAGCTGTTAGATCTACGGTGTTGCCATTTTTAAAGAAGTTAATTATTTTATTTGCTAAAATTTTATGATTATTTTCTGAAAAATGATTATACCGATTGTCGCTAGTCTTGTTATAAAATGCGTCGGCTGTTTCTTTGCAGTCAAATTCAGTATTTGACGCATCAAACATAGTTCCTTCTACACCTCTGATATTATGAAATCCTGGTATAATCAATAATCGAACATTAATTTCTGCAAGCAACTTGGTTCTAAGAATTATTGCGTCACGCATTGCAATATAATGTATTATAAGACGATGATCAGAATATAAATATTTTTTATACATTTCTAATGCTTCGGTTACTTCTTTTGAAGCATGTACGCCTGGTTCGAATTTTGTAGATATATAGTTTCCCATATGCGGCTTATCTTCAAAAAACCATTCTCTATAATGTGAAGTAAGCTGTACTATAACATAGTCACCACTTTTAAATGACGGTTCACGACTTCTTAGGGTATGGAAAATATACTCATTGGCACATCCGAGCACAGATTCATTTACATGATTTCTAGAGCCAGTTAATTCTTCACTAACGATACTAGTCCAGTTTTTTTCTAACGGTAAGAAACTTACTATTCCGTTAGGACCAATTACTTCGCTCTTGTGTTCATGAGGTGTAGAAAAACTATCGCCAAATATATACAGCATTATTTTACGAACGCTGTTAGGTCAGGAGCAATCCATCCTAGTGGCTTAAGGACTTTACCATCTTCACGCTTACGAACCTTGCCAGTTTCTTTATCAATTTTAGCAAAGTTAGTTTTCATAACTTCTTTCCACGCACCTTCAGCATCAAAGCCAGCACTGTGAATAGCACCAATTGTAACAACTAAAATATCAATTAGCGCATCAAGAATCTCTACTCGATCTTTAGCAATGATTGCTTGATTTAATTCTTCTGCTTCTTCTTCAATTAGTTTCAAATACAAATTAAATTGATCAGTATTGCCTCTGCCCACTGTTTGGTCGCAGGCTTTCATAAATGTTTCTTGGTCTCTAAATGGATTCATCATAATCTCCGGTGTTTCTTGTTAATTGTTTCTATTCTTTCTAGTAGCTCAAGGTCTACGCTTTTGTCTATTGCTTCTGCTATTATAGCAGCTACATCCTTGGGAAAGCAACCGCCTCCCCACCCATATTGACCATCCGGTCCAGGAACATCCATATGCGTCTTACCAATCCGAGCTTCGTAAGTGGTTAGTGTTTTAAGATCGTGCCAATCAACTCCTTCTGCATCGGCTAGCAGTTTAAAGTCATTCATAAATGTCACTTTGGTTGCTAGGTAACTGTTCATCATGTATTTGTATAGTGATGCAGTTTTAATATCGGTGATAATAAACTTGTCATGTGAAAGTGGAACTCCTTCTCGAATTATATCTCGAGCTTTTTCACACCACTCGTGCCTGCCGCCCAGTACAAAATATGCAGCATTAGAGTAGTCTGCAACATTGTTAGCCGCAGTTAGAAATTCTGGGCAATAGACTATGTTAGGATATTCTTCTTGTAATCGAGCATATACACTAGGAGGTGCAGTAGTTTTGCAGATAATTGGTATTTGTTTGTTGATGTTTGCAAACAAAAGTTCTTTAAGAGTCTGTTCTAGAATACTTGTATCACACCGGCCGTCTTCTAGTGTAGAATCTACAGCTGGACTAGGTACACATACAAAGATACCATCGCAGTCTGTAAACTGATCTAATGATGCAGAGTCTTTTAGTTTAGGATCTCTAGTAACGGGATCGCTATGTCGATGTGCCCAGCCAATAGCTTGACCTACATATCCAAAACCGATGATACCAACACTCATATAAACCTTTATTGTTCAAGTGCTTTAATTATACGCTTCTTTTCTAGTTCTGTCAACCATTGTCTATTATTTCTTTGGGTCGATAAAGGTGACAAAGCCCGTGTTGTACTAGCATACTCACGGGCTTTAGGATGGATCTGCTAACAAACTCTTTTTGAAACCTATTACCCGATCTTAGATAAGTTTCCAGGCATAAAGTCTTCAGGATTAATATTCATGCTGCTACCATGACTGTATTCTTGCCCGATATAAAAGTCACTTGGTTTTTCATCAGCAACAGCAATGACCGATGCTACTTCAACCTTCTGGAATTCTTTTTCGCCTTCACCGTCATCAATCTTAATCTTACGAGTCCATCGACCGTGCTCGATTAATACCCATTGGCCTACCTTGACATCAAGTTCACATGCATTACCAACTTTGTAGACTTCTGCCCAACGAGGCTTAACACCGTGTGCTTTACCGTCATCACTGCCAACAATGATGCCGCCACTAGACTTTTGTTCACCCATATCCATATTGATTACTAGGATATCTTGCGCCAATGCGCGAACTTTAACTTTCTTAGCACTAAATGCAAATGTCATAGTTAACCTTTTTTACGAGTTAGGACATCTTCTTGAGCTGCCCTTGGATTAGCTTTGTAGTAATCTGCAAGGATCTGTTCACGTGTGCGAACAATTTTACCACCTTCACCTAGTTCGTCACCTCTGGCATTCATTCTTGCATTACCCACAGCCGGTTCAGTTTCGTGCTTCAACTGCAACTTTTCCATGTCAATTTCTTTTCCTCTAACGCTGGTATATAATTTACCCATTTTGATCTCCTTTAAAAAATTCTTCTATTGGTAGCTTGTATTTAATACTGTCTACCTTATGTACCCCTATTAAGTGGAGCACGTAACTTGCAACACTCGATCCACGACCTACGCCCCAAACTACATTATTGGCCCTGAGTGTATCAACAATATACTTCATAACATACAGTACATCATGCATACCATTTTTAATAAACAGATCTAATTCCAAACTAACTCGATCTCTCTGCTCGTCAGTCTCGCAACTGCCATAAAGAAATTCTACCAAATTAGGGTAGTAATCATCAGGAATAAACCAATGTGTTGGATCTACTGTAGTTGGTGGGATTGGATAATCTAAATACTCCCGTGATACTTGATTTAGATACTTGCTGATGTCGTTGGTAGTTTGACAGTGTTCCAGAATATCTGGACCATGCCGTAGTATACCTTCTATTAGTTGTTCTTCTGTATTAGTCCACATTAATCAATTGATCCAGATCGTTATCTAATTGTCCTTTAGACCTAGAGAGATAACGTTTAGTCATCTCTTCTTTGTATATTGTAACAAAAATTGCGAGCTGTGTCAAGAGGGCACGATTGCCTAAATGTGCTGCTGTAAAGTATTTTTTGTTCAGCTCAAGCAATTTGGCCTCGACCTCATTGTCTTTGAGCTGACTTAGATCACCTTCAAATGGATGCATTATGCAAATTCACCTAGATAGCGAACATAGATAGTATCTAGATCGTGTCTCCAACATTCGATGATAATTGGGCTAGCTGCACTTGCGGCAGTTAACGTAATTGCATCGGTACTAGTAGGCCAACCGCTCTTTTTAAACTGTGTTGCACCTGTTCCTGATAACGTAAATGTAACTGTATATTCATCACTAGCTGTTAGATCACTATAAAGTTCAAGAGTAACTTTAGTCACACTGGCTTTTTGAGCGTTGGTTTCTACAGGAACATTTCTAGGATCACCTGCAAAATTTAAAAAATCTACAGTAATATTTGATCCAACAGTATACACCTGATAGCCGCCACTTAGTGCATCAATAGTCAACGGTGCAACTAATGGCGATATTCTAGCATCATTAGTTTGTGTTCTAGCATTTGATAAAACAACATTTGATATTTTATTAATACCAAAATCGTTATCTACTCGATCAAGTCTTGCTACTGCCCCTAGAAGCTCATCAACTTCTATTTGTGCAGCACTAAGGCTAGTTTTTATAGTATCAAAGTTGTCTCTGAATACTTGTGTATCATTATCTTGTCCTGCAACAGGAAAGTTTTCGTTTATACTTAAATAATTTATACTGCTGCTAGTTGAAATTGTCATGGTAATTTTTCTCCGCGTTGTGGAAACGCAAGGTATTTATCCTCTATTTCCCCGTCAATAATATCTATTATATATCTATCTGCTGTGAAGTTGATAGATTTAAAATCGAATCCGTTTGCTTTAATTCTTGCTACAATAGTTTCAGCTTTTCCTGGTAGTGCATAACACAATGGAAGGGCTTTAGTATACCCTAGCTCGTATGAAGCAGCATCTTGAATACTACGCATCCATTGCGGCAAAAACTCTCTATCCTTTTCGCCGACTGCTGTAATCTGTTTTCGCATATTTCTTATACTGTTTGGAAATATACGTTGGTGATCGCTATCACTAACAAACGGTATATCGCTATCGACCTTGATAGAATCATAGCTAATCAATACCGGACTGTTAATTCTATCAGAAAGCTCTACAACTCTACTAATGCTTTTTCCGTTCTTTTCAAGATCATCAATAATCTCAACGTAGATTACTTCGTAGATGGTTTCTTGAGTATCAGCATCCTTTGCTTTGGCAATCCTTACATTACCAAACAATATCTGTTTACGGTAGTGATTACGACTCATTGCCTGTATATACTTTGCAGCTTGTGTACTTTCGATACCAGCATATACCAACATTTTAATGTCAGTCTGTATGCCAAAGTTTTGATCACCATATCGATAGATATCGTTAGGAGTAAAAATAGTAGAGTTTGTAATAAAGTTGTACCATTCTAATCGTTTACTTTTAGATTGGAATGCTTTTACATATAGGTTAGCAAAGGTCTTTGCGTTGTCTGCAATTACTGTAACAGAGAATGTTCTTAATACTTCTGCAAAATTGGCCGAATCTCTTGCCTTAACAACAAATGTAAATTTCTTATCAACTGTAGTAGTTGCCTCGTCGAAGGTAGTGTTATAAGATAGCACGCCATTATCAGAGTCAACGAATCTAGTTAGTCCAATACCTGCAGTATCTGCAAATTGTTTAACCTTTCCTTGGATAATACCAGTTGGCAAAAAAGTTAAACCTGGAGGTAATATTCCGCTGACAAACTCATAGACAACACGCCCGCCGTACAACAAACTTTTGGCCTCTACGAATAATTTACTTGGTTGATTTGGTTTAATAACTCCAAGATTGCTAGTAGAAATCCAGTTAACTGCACTTTCAATTTCACCTATGATATCAACAGTGAAGGTTTTTTCTGCAGACTCAACACCTCTAAACCAGTAAATAGACCCATCAATTGGCGTTTGGTTTCTATTGTCTTGAGAACATATCCAAATAAATCCTAAATATCGTACAGCTTGATTGGCTGCATAATTAGTTGAACTAGCCCAATCGCCCACTAGAGTGTAGGTTAAATTATTCAATGTCGCTGGATAATTTACAGCAAGCATTGTAAATGTATAAGTCTTTGTTACTGCGGCCTGGTAAGGTACTAGTCCAACAATTTCTCCAGTGATGCTATCTAATTCCATTCCGGGAGGAATTTCACTAACACTGTTATCCGGATTAGCCGACAGCAGGAAATATGTAATAGAACCGCTTAGTGTAGGCGGATCATATACATCTAAGAATATTGTTACGTAATTGTTAGCTCTAAATCTGCCAAGAACACTGCCAGTAATCCACAACGGTTTTCTGTCACCGGTGTTATCTGCTTGGAATAGATTTGTATCTACCTGTACAATGCTGTTATCGGCCTGTAAAAATTCTTCAGTAACAACATAAATTTTAAATAATCTATTAACACTATTAGCACCGTCACTTACCGCAACTACAAAATTATATGCTCTGCTTAATCTTCTAGGAATTTGACTAGGTTCGCTATAATCGTAGGTAACATTGTCATAGAAGTAATCATCAAAACCATTTGATCGAGCTTCAATATAGTCTAACGGAATATAATCCAACGGAGTAGTATCATACCCGCCTGAGGTAATATCGTTGTATTCCAGAGCAAATATAGGATCAGTAAATCCAGAAATGACACCGTCTCTTGATAATGTTAATCCGGGAGGTAGTTCGCCGCCCATTGGTACTAGAAAATATTCTAACACATCGCCAGCGGTTAAGTCAGTATCAGTTGCTGATAATTGAAAATCAACTCGAGCATTGTCAAGAACAAAGTAAGATTCGCCTGCACCTACATTTAAAAATCCTTCTCTAGTAACCCAGGAAGGTATATCTTCACCGTCTACTGATAATCCAAATGTTCGGTCCTCAATGTCAACGCCGTCATTAGCTCGAACAACAAATCTACTTTCTGTAAATTTTCGTACTTCCACAGGGCTACCAGTAACCCGTCCGTTGGTTAATCGCAATCCTCGAGGAAGTGCTCCTGCAATAAGTGTATATGTAACTGCAAGTTGATCGGTAGTTGCTGTGAGAGGAATATCTATAATCACTCGTTCGGTGATTATTCCTAAACTACCTGCTGGAGTAATCCAAGTTATCATTACTGGAAATCCTTAAGCCAATGTTCCGCAGTCTAATCCGTATCGAGAAGGCAGAGTAATAGTTCCAAAGTCTACATTTGATGCAGCTAGGGTCATTTGAATAGCGTTAGTAAACTCACCATTAAGCGGTCCAAAATCAAAAGTTTCTAAAATATCAGTTACTGGAATAATATTCCTGATAGATAATGTTGAACCAAATGCAGTAACTTCAATATCAGCTCTTCTAGTGCCTAGAGCAGGCGCTCCTGCAACAGTAATCTGACCAAATGTGCTGGCCAACATACTACCGCTGTCTGTGTCAAATCTTGTAAATGCATCAGGGGCAGTGGATCTAACTTCTAGAGTATTTGTATTATCGTCAATTGCAATGTTACGACCAGCAACAAGGTTTTTAAATTCTAAATCTGCACCAGTTTTTTGTTTAAAAACTCCTACACCTGTTAAGCCAACGTTTGTAGCAGTAATAGTTAATTGAGTACTTAAATCACTAAAGTTAGCATTTACTTTCTGAAAGGCTGAGCGTAGGTCATCGCCTAGTCCGTCGTTTACAACATTTCCGATATTAATTGTTTGTACTGTCATTATGCGCTCTCTTTAGTATATTTACCGTTATGCACCAGTAGCATTTAATGCCCTAACTGCTGCTGCCAATCTGTCTAACGCTGCTCCTACCGTAGTTGGGGCAGTTCCTGCCCAATCTCCGGCTGTGGTTGGAGTATATGTCGTAGCATACAGTTCTGTGAAGTTTGCATTGACTTTGGTAAAGGCAGCACGTAGGCTATCACCCTGTTTGTCATTTGCCGAAGCGCCTACGTTAATTGTTTGTTGTGTCATTTATTGCTCCGATTATACCAATGCTGCTATTGCTGTTTTAAATTCGGTAAAATCTGCACTTGCTGC